ATCGAAACAAAATATGTAGATGTAATTCTACTTGTATTTAAATCTATCGCAAATATTTGATTTGAATTCAAAACTACATCAGAATCAGTCGCAAAAACGAATCTATTTGAACCATTACTACTACGGGTCCAGCCTGCCAGACCTGGTGTACTTGAAGTGAGAACTGATCTTATACCTACATCACTACCAGAACTTAAAACGTTGACTGCAACTCGACGAATTGTAATTGGCAAGGTACTCAGTAATTTAAAGTTAAAACATTTGCGATCGTCTGTGAAGTCATACCCACCGGTTGCTCCTGTTGATAAATTCGTACTAGATTTATTAGCTGTATACGAAATACTAGAAAAATCAGGTATACCATTTGTCAGAAATGGATCCATATTAAAATTTTGAATAGGTGTAGCACTTGTTGTTTGTGTGTAATTTGTGATTGACCCGGTAAATGAAGGTAAAGACGGATTCTCAGTACCGGACATCCCACTTGGAAACACAAAATTTACAATAAATCTTAAATTTGATTGATCAGATGAAACAGTTCCAGTATAACCTGTACCATCTACTGAAGCCCTGGCATTGGCCCAATTAACCGCTGAAAAGTCCGTACCAGTTGGACATGTTATGAAAATATTAACACCGGTTTCACCTGTCTGTGGTGTTATAGTATATTGATTATCTCCAAATGTAGGTGATCGAACTATTGTTTCTATATTACTTAAAGCTCTATTTCCACCACCTATAGCCGCACCAGAAATAGTATAGTTTCCATATTTTATATTACCAAATCTATTCAACGTAGTAAAACGTAAATTAGTTAATGATGAAAAAGTGCCACCACCGATCGGGACAGTCGGTGTAATTCCCCAAGTTGCAAAACTTATATTAGTATTCGCAGTTAAACTGTCAAATTGGAACCTGACTTTTAAATATTCTGTATTGAGGGTTGGCGTATAAAATGAGTTTCCGCCATCAGTATTAGCAAATACAGTTACAGTCCCAGCAGATGATGTGACAGTTGGTTGAATGTCCCAGCTCATTAGTGCTGGAAACTGAATATCTAGATAATCTTTGGCTCCACCAATCGGTAATCCAGTTATTTGATTGTACCGAGTTGTACCTGTCCAAGTTGTTGTTGCTGAACCATCAAATACTCTCCATGCATTTGAAGTGTTTGAGAATGCGCTTGCTGTGTACGTGCCAATCTTTGTGTGTGAATAATTCTGACCCAGGTTTGCAACAAACTGATATGAAGCAGGGTTTAGTATATCATTGTATGTGTTTGTTATGATAGTACCACCGGGTTGTGTTGCAAATGTCAGATTTGCTTGGCTAAGTATGTTGTAATTAGAAACGTTCCAGTCAAACCCACCATTGTCTGAGAATGCGAGCCATGCATTTGCAGAGTTTGAGCTAGCTGCCATTGTGTGAACACCCATTTGCGCCGTGCTCAAAAACTCCGCTTTCGTAGGTCTCCATCTATCGGTTGTTGATGTGTATATGTTTGCAGATGTCCCAAAGTTATTCGAGCACGTGTATGACCCAGCTGCAACCTTGGGTCCATAATTGACATTCGATGTCCACAGGTTCGGTCGCACAAAAGTATTGTCAACTAGATTGGACGTGGATGAAGAGTTGGACGCGATGTACAAACCTGGAAACACCGACACGAATCCATACACGTTAGACCCCACCCATTCTGTATTTGACGCTCTCCACGCATTCGCAGCGTTTGAGTTTGCGTTCATGGTGAAAACACTGGTTGGTGATAGTACATTTCCGTATATAGTCGTTGGGTTCCATGCGGTTGTACTAATGCGATCAAACGCGCGCCATGTGTTTAGAGTGTCTGAAGTTCCTAGCCAAGTGTATGTACCTGATACAGTAGTTGATCCGTATGGTGTTCCTTCGGATACCCATGCAGTGGAGTCGTTAAAATCGACTGCGAGCCATGCATTTGTGGTGTTTGAGCTGGCGTACAGATTATAGAGCGCACCATTGTCAAATTTGGTCGAGTATACAGCGTTTGAAACCCACGTAGTTTGTGTATTTCCGTCGAATGATTTCCAAGCGTTTGATACATTTGAGCTCGCGTTAGATGTATACACGCCATACCTAGAACTGAATCCGTAAGTGCCCAGAAAACTATTCGAGACCCACGGACTGGTTGTGCCATTAATGAGATTGACAGCATTGCTGTTTAGATTGTATAAATTTGAACTCGTGTTGACAAATGAATTGGTGGTCGCTGATCTTTGATAGTACGAGTTGTTAGAAACCCAGTATTGAGAAACGTCATACGAGAATGCTTTCCATGCATCAATTGTGTACGATGACGCGTTTGCGGTGTATGTACCAATGTTTGAAAAGTACCCATAATTTGCATTTGATTTTTTATTGGATGATCCGGTGAATGCGCTGACCACATTCGTACCTTCAGAATTCGAGCTTGCACGCATGGTGAATGTACCAACGTAGTCTGAAAAGTAAATGTACGGGTCAGATTTCCATTCGGATGATGTTCCATCGAATGCATACCACGAGTTGGCCACATTTGAGCTTGCGTCTGAAGATACAGCAGTTGTCACAAGTCTACCATAACTGATATCGGAAACCCACGGGTTTCTCCACGCATTAGCCACGTTTGAAGACGCCCCGGTTACGGCGATTGATATTGTTCCAAATGTGGGCGAACTCTTCCACACGTTCGAACTCGAAAATGCCCTCCATGCATTCGCCGAATTGGATTTTGACTCGGAATTGAATTGGGTGGTGATGACAGTCTTTTTTTTGGATTCCCATGTGGTTCCATCCGTTGCACCCCAAGGGACTGTGGCGAACGAGTTTGATGAGACATCCACTGCATAGTATCCGCGACCATATGCGGTTGACAAGAAGGTTGATGGGCTTACGAGTGCTTGTGGCGGATACACGTCTACATATTCCGTCTCGATCGAGTTGTGGTTTGTGTGGTAGTAGTTTTCCGCTCCCGCGTAGTGTTGGTGTGGTCTTAGATCGGTTCCGTTGACTTTGAGAGAGAATTGAAAATCGGAAGGAATCTTGACGGATGGTGTAGCGATAAACTTGACTGGGTTTCTGAGCATAATGTCAGACTTGTTGAAAATCTGTTGCACTTGTGTTATAGGCATGGAAATCTTCGACTTGACACAAAAGTCGCGTTCCTTCTGATCCATGAAAATATAGTTGACATGACACTCGTATTTGTACAAAGATGTATTATATGTGTCGCCGAATTTGAGTTTTATGTACATTTTATCAAACTGTAGTGCGGCGATTGGAAACGGCAAGTCTTGGCAGAATGAAAAACACAAGGGCATGAATAGGGAGAGTGCATTATCGAGTCGACTTCGTGAGAGCGAAGAAGCCACCAGGTCTGGGTTGACGTATCGAATATAATTTATATCGTGTCGATCTATGAGCTTTTCACCGATCCACCATTCGAATTGTAGAATTGCGGACCAGTCCCATGGTATAATCTTACCAGTTTTGATTTCTGTTCGTGTCATGTACATGTACGATACGAGATCGCCTTTGGGCTGTATTGTAATTTTATCAGTCTCTATGAGTTGAGGGAAAACCACCATTGAGAACGGTGTATGTCGTTTGTATGTCGCTATAAAGCCATCGCCCATTTGGAGTTAAACAATATTTATTTTTATATTGTTTAACTCCAGATGCTTCCGGTATATGACATAGACCGAGAGTTTAGGTTCGCAGATGCAAATGCCGTGGACTATGGCAAATTTTTCATAAGCATATTCTTCATTGGGTGGCTTCTCTTCTTGCTCGTAAAACATTCTGACAAGAGGGAAAGATCTCGTCGGCAATTCCATACTTGATACACTCGTCTGCGTCGAGGTACATATCTCTCTTCATCATTCGCTTGAGCTTTGGTTCTGGGAGGTCGGTCATGTCCCTATAAATTTGAATTACATTCTCCATAAGCTTCTCGAGATTCTTCAACTCATCCTTCATATCCTCAAACCGTACCCATTCACTCTCTTGAGAAATTTGGTGAATCAGAATATGAGCGTGTTGTTTGATAAACCTCTTTTGACCAGCTATGAACATGAATGTGGCTGCGCTGCAACATAACCCATCGGCAACTGTGTGCACCGGAACCTTTGTGCTCATGATGTGATCCATTGCCGATAGACCAGAGAATAGATCGCCACCTACGCTGTTGATATATAGTATGATTGGACCGTGAACTTCACGCTCCATGTTTCGAAGGAATGTGTTGAGGCACAGAATTGACTTGGGTGTTATATCCTCATAAAAGTAGAGCTCATTGTTGAGACACCTTATGTTTAGCCTTTCGTCTTCGTTTTCCATTTTTATTATCAATGTTGTAAAATTTTAATAGTGTACCCGTGCGACTCATGAAATCAACCGTGTCCAAATCCAAACGAGACTCTTTGAACTGTTTCATTCGCATGCACGCATTCATGTGCTTTGTCCATATGGTCGCTTGACTGAATGTAGATACATTTCCACGAAGAATCTGGCACGTCATTGCACACGCAGAGTTTACAAAGAACGGCATGAGTTCCCAATTTCCATCGTACATATGCGAGTCTGTTATATTCGCGTCGCTCATGTGTAGTGATATGCGACACACATCATCAAGGCTCGGATCGGCTGATGTATAGTTTTCGTGTATAAAACCGAGCATATTTCCATGTTCACAGTTGATTTTGTCCAGTAACTCAAGCCTTGGTCGGTCATTTGTCATGTGAAGCTTGACAATATCAGAAGGCTCTATAAACTTGTCTGGCTCTGCATAATCTGAAAATGTCAGGCGGCGGTAATCTGGACCTTCAAACTTGTACGGGACGGTGCCTTCTATGTAATACGTCGATACCAAGAATGTACAGAACTTTGTAACGGGCTTTGTAAAGTATCCTGCCCCAGGCAGGTTTAGCATGCCGTCAAAATTGTCAACGAGAATGTGTCGTTTCTGATACTTGACCCGTTCGATAAATTCACATGTCGTTTCTTTTGATTTGAGTATTCCCTCGTCAACCTCTATGAAATCCAGATTCTCCTTGACCCATGTAGTTTTACCACACCCGATTGGACCGTATATACACACAACCTGACTCGTGTTGTAAAACTGATCCTTTTTTCTCGGTTTTATAATAAACCGATCCATGGATGAACCTACTGATGATATATCGCAACAAATTCTTAAGATGGCATGGGACACACAGCCAATCAAGATGTTTGTTGTCGCATATCTGACTTTTAACATTATTGTGTTGACTATGATTACAATTATCCTGTATAAAGTGCTGCATAAATGATTTAAAGACGTGTTGAGTATGTATACAAATGAGCCTCAAAGTACAAAAGATTGTCCCACACGCAACAATCCCCTCTCGTGCAACACCCGGATCAGCTGGCTACGACCTGTTCAGCGCAGAGGGTTATGTCATTCTTCCCCAGCATCGTGTCGTCGTTTCTACAGGAATTCAAGTTGCTCTTCCAGAAGGTACGTATGGCCGTGTTGCCCCGAGATCAGGACTCGCAGTCAAGCATGGGCTCGATGTGGGAGCTGGTGTAGTTGACCCCGATTACACCGGTGAGCTCAAGGTGGTTCTGTTCAATCACGACCCCAAACAGACTTTTATCATTCGACCAGGGTACCGAATTGCGCAGCTCGTGCTCGAGTCTTACGTGGTTGCAGAGGTTGAGGAGGTGGGTTCGATTGGAGCATCAACTGATCGAGGATCTGGCGGTTTTGGATCTACCGGTGTGTAAATTCATATCCGGATCTATCTTCTTGGTTGGTTTCACCTTGCCAGTCTCTATGAGAATAAATTTATATACACGGGGTATAGCCCATTGATATGGGTTTGCGCCTGGGCGTGATCCACTCGTCTGCCACGCACGCTCTCCGCGCTTGTAAACCGTATTGAGCGTACTGTATGGGATTTTGAATCGTTTCGCCATCTGAGCCTTGTTGAATTTTTGATTTGGGAAGGTTCGGTGAAAAAGCGCAGTCCATCTTGATTTTCGAGTCTTTGCCTTGGTGTCTGTGTACTGCGTCCTACTCCGGCGGTGCACAAACTCCTTCTCGCGAATAAGTTGATTTCGACGCGACAGGCCCGAAAAATACCGCATTGGGTACTTACGACCACTCTTTGCGATATAGTGCCTCATTATTATATGTTTATGAAAATTTATACACACCGTAAGTCAGTGCAATTCCGATTATGCCGAGAATGAAAAACCTGTCCCACTTTGCAATTGTTTGTTTTGCTTCTTCGGAAAGGTTGGCGTATGCGTCTTTATACTCTTGTGGCTTGAACGGTAAGTAGAGCCATCTCCCCAGGGGAAAGATGGTGGGCTGTAATTTGTAGTTGCATTGGTAGTAATAATCATACCATGCAAGTGCTAAATACGGAAAGTACAACAGAGCGACTAGTACCGCTAGATTCTTTTGAGGCAAGTACCAGTACCCACCCGCGATGAGAAATGAAAATATGACACATTTCAGATTCAGTGCGAGTGGCTGCCCTGGGAAGACTCCACCGGCCATTTATTATATGACTATACTATAAATGTACACAGTGGGATCCGTCGAGTTATCCAGACAGGCGTTCGTTGCGTTCGTTGCTGGTACAATTGCATCATTAGCGACGCTTGTTACCATGCGTAATAAAATTGGTATTGTTTCAGCACTGACTTTATTTGCCATAACATGTTACCAGACATATATCATAAACTGTGCCATCGTGGGTCAATGCTCAGTTCTTGCGTGGTTCTTGGCTGTTATGTATTTAATTTCGAGCGCTTTCATGGTTCTTAAGTTTCAGCTTGTCAAATAAAATTTTATTATACTATATAAATGAAAAGTTGTTTTGGGTGCGCAAAAAGTAAGGTTAAAAGTCCGAACAAAAGAAACAGGTTGTCTAATTTGTCAACAAATCTAATCACCACGATCGTTCCATCAAAGGCTCGTACACTTGCCAATGTCAGAAAGATGGCAAGTTTGGCAAGTTCTGCCAAACTATTTCGAAACATATACAAAACCCCCTTAGCGACGTTAAAGGCGCAAAAAGAATATGCCAAATTTCTGAACACGTTTAAATACGGTATGATACATCGGAGCCCGTCTGAATATAGACCGCGCACATACAAACCTAGACCCAACGCGAATGGTCGAATCGTGATTGGACCCACGAGCGCGTATAAAACAGCCAGAGAACTGGTGCGTCTAGGATCAGAGTCTCCGTTTGTTACCAACCGTAACCGCCAATTGAAGGCTAGAATGAATCAGAGAAACAAGGATTTAGCGCGTATAAAACACTCTCAAAAGTCTGGGTATATGAAGGTTGCAAATGCAAATCAACCTGGATTTTTTAGTATCAGTTTTTATACCACCCCCAATCATAAACGATACGTTTGGCACTCTAATAAAAGACTTAGTGGACTTAATCTGGGTGTGCCAAATAGAAATATTAAACTCGGAAACATATTTACAAAGTTAAATCGCCGAAAGTTAGGATGATTTATCGTCTTTATTTACCATTTTTCGAAGTTCCGTCAATTGTTTCCCGTACTGTTCTATATACACGTCTAAAATCTGAAACTCTTCCTTGCACTTCGGGTGATCCTTTCCCTTGCACCTACACACGCGGTGCACCCGATTCAGCTGCTCTTTAATATCACGAAGCATGACGAAATTTTGGGCGACCACAACCATTTATTATGTGCGTTTATTTTAGAATGACGGCAAAATACTCGGATGGTGAAATTGAATTGTTGAAAAAATGGAAGGAAAAGGCGGGTGGGTGGAGGTGGTTACACTATACGGCAATGCACCATTACAAAGAGATCAACTCACGGTTCGTCTATTCCAGTATAGTTCTCAGTACTCTCGCTGGCGCTGGTGGGTTTTCAACTGCTGGCACAGAATCAAACATGAGAACAACCATGGGTAAGATTCAGTTTTACATGGGGTATGTCATAGGTGCTACGAATGTTATAATAGGCCTGATTAACAGCTTCCAGAGATTTGGGAAAGCTGCTGAAAAGACGGAGCTTCACGCGAGTGCGGCTATGCAGTACGCCATGTTGTACAGACTCATCGAGACTGAGATTAATTTGAGCGATGATCACCGTCGCAACGATCTGGTTGTTACAGTGCGGCAGGAGATGGATCGGTTGCTGTCTCAATCCCCATCGGTTCCACAAAAAATAGTCGATATGTTCAACGTCGCATTCCCGAACATTGATAACAAACCGGATGTGTGCAACGGTTTGGGTCAACCTCAGACGTCTTTACCCAGTGAGATTATGTCGCGTATTTTCACACCAAACACACCAAAGAAAATATCACTTGATTCAATGCCACGAGCCAATACCCTGACATCTATAATAACCACAAGCATGGATTAATTTCTATGTTCACACTAAATGACCACGCGTAAAAATGTCATACACGTAAAATCTCCCACCCCAACTGAACTCATCCAGGTCATAGGTAAGGTTGGATCCCCATCAGAACGTAAAAAACTGCTCAATATGCTCCCCGCTGGAACACGTGTCAAGATTTTCAATCAGATGGCCAAGGAAGATTCACCAAGATCTCTCGCGCTTAAATTAAACCGTGTTTCTCCCAAAGCTCGGTCAAATCTTATGAAAATGTTACCAGCCGGTACACGCGCTAAGATTAATGCGATTGTTCGGAAACCGGTGGTTAAATTAACACCAACTCTCCGAACATTTGCTACAAATTTAAAAGCTAATTATATAAGAAGACATCCCACCCCACCAAGACTCTCCGAAAACGCGCAGGAAAATTATAGAGTTGAAAGAAATATACGTGCATGGAAAAATGCACTTGCCCAGATAAATGCAGGTTCTAGACCCGCGAATACGGGATCTGTACAGAGAAGAGCTTCACCACCAAAACAGTTTAGCACATCATACAAGGCTCAGCTTAGAAGTTTTTACCAAATGACAGTTCCAGAATTAGAAATTCACGCCAATGGCATGGGTGTGGGCGTTAACCTCTTATACGAAATGATGAATGCGAATTACCAGAATAAATCCGGGCGCGTGGCACCAACCCACGTAAAGAACAAGCGACCAAAAGTGAAGGGTGGCATTCGCGCACTAGTTTCGGGTAAAAGAAGACTCGCTAAAACTTCCGCCATGAAGTATTAACCACGATAAGCGCGCGCGGAAGTCCTTCCGTGATAATTTCTGACTATCTGCTTCTGTTTTGTTGTAAGTTTTTTACCTTTAGTCGCTGATGCCAGATTTCGTGTTGCTCGGCTAGCAGCGGTCGACATACCTGTAGAATTTCGCGCTAATGCATTAAGTATAAACCTTTTATTATTACGCAAGTGGGATTTACCTCGGGCCACAGTTCTAACTAGAGACCCTGGCACATTTAATTTATTATTGCGTTTAGGTTTGGGGGTGAGTGCGGGTTTAGAATTGTTGGCGGCAAGACCCATACTTGTTAATAATTTGATTAATTCTGGATCGACATTTCTCGGCATTTAACATACTTAAAGAAAATAATAGTGTATATAGTGGAGGGGGTAAACCCCTCCACACAAGCTCGCGTAGCTCAGTTGGCTAGAGCGCACGGCTGTTAACCGTGAGGTCACAGGTTCGATCCCTGTCGCGAGCGCCCCTTCGCTTAGCTCAGTTGGTAGAGCGTTGGACTGTAGATCCACAGGTCAAGAGTTCGAATCTCTTAGCGAAGACAATCATTTTGTGTGTTGTTGATTGAATAAACACTCAAATCAGTTCCTGTAGCTCAGTTGGTTAGAGCGTTGGTCTTATGTAAGTTATATTCCATGGTTAGTCAGCGATGCTCATTCGGAATTCCGCGCGGCGACACTGTGTGTATAACTTAAGGGAGCCGAAGGTCGCGGGTTCGAGCCCCGCCGGGAACACGACACTGTGTCCGAGTTTGGTCCAAGGAGGAAGACTTAAGATCTTCTGTGTTATGCACGCGCGGGTTCGAATCCCGCCGGTGTCATCAGACATGTAAAACAAAGAGTTTGATATGGGTTGTATATTTGTTGGTTACACTTTGAGCAGAAATACATTTCCTATTAAAATGACTTTACATTTTAATAGGTTCTGTGGCTCAATCGGATAGAGCACTCGCCTTCTAAGCGAGAGGTTGTGGGTTCGACCCCCACCAGAACCGAAACTAAGGAAGATGAAATACAACCCACACATCAACGAGAATGAATAAGGTGGTAATTTTTTTTTCTACGCCTTTAATAACAAATGCCAAAAACACTCGCACATTTAGCATTTGAAAAAATACCTTATAACAAGGTTTCAAGAATGGTTTCATCAACTGGTAAACCAACGATTGCAGTGAAAATAGGTCCTGGTAGGTTTGTGAATTTACCACCGAACCTCGTAAATCCCATATTAGCTCACGAAAAATGGAGTAGACCAAGACCTCAGCCGGCATCATATACCCCCCTCAATAAAAACATAAATAATAATGCAAAGAGACTTGGAATACGAAACCCTATGAAAAACAACAATATACGTATGAAATATAGAAAATTAAGACCTAATTCTAAAGAATATAAGGAAATTTTGAAAAGATATTTTACGAATATGCACGAAACACTCAGAACAAACGCAAACGTGCGTGTTGTAAATGTGCTGAATGTACGTATAAGACCATTCCCTTTTAATCGCAGGGGAATTGACGAAATCCTCAGTACTGGAGAATACAAAAATCATTTGAAAAGATACAGAAATGCTGTAATGAAAACACCGTATATTCACGCCACACCTAACAAAAGACAAAAGCTCATAAATTTGTTTAGCAATTCAAAAATGAACACAAAAAATAATAATATCGCAAATGCGTTCAAAATTTACTATGAACGGAACCCCCGCAAAGGTGTTTTTAATAATTAAAGAAATAATTCTCGTATATAAATGAGAGGAGCAACATCCCTCTCACATAGGCTCGCGTAGCTCAGTTGGTTAGAGCGTGGGGCTGTTAACGAACAACGCGTTGTTACCTCAAGGTCACAGGTTCGATACCTGTCGCGAGCGCACCCTTTTTTCGTAATTTGTTTGGGTCAAAATAAATTGCACTTTCCGTTCCCGTAGCTCAGTTGGTTAGAGCGTTGGTCTTATGTGTCTGCGATGCTCCCGTTAGGGAATTCCGTATGGCGATGTTAGCCGAAGGTCGCGGGTTCGAGCCCCGCCGGGAACACGACACTGTGTCCACCACCTGAGTATGTGGTTAAACTACTCACATGTTCTATGAACATGGTCTGAATAAGACGTATTGTCCGAGTTTGGTCTAAGGAGAAAGACTTAAGGAATATTAGGTATCTTTTGTGATTTTTCACTCGTGGGTTCGAATCCCACATACGTCATATATACGAATCCTTTGATGTGGTATACCACCCCCAACTCAAAGGATTCGTAGTGTAATGGATAGCACTCAGGCCTTCTAAGCCTGCAGTTCGGGTTCGATCCCCGGCGTTTCCTTAATATTTAAAAAGAAAAAGGTCTTTAATTATTAAATGGATTCTATAGTCCGTTCAATAATTGAAAAGTTTGAGGCGAGGTCAATCGAGGGAAAGAAAAAATACGGAACGGATCTGGATAGAACAGATCTGAGTGTATTGGATTGGATTAATCACGCACAAGAAGAACACATGGATGCGATACTATACTTGGAAAAACTCAAAAATTCATTTCCGAAAACTCTCTCATGAGTCTATTTCTACACATTTTGTATGAAGGATCTGATATAGACTTTCTGAATTGATTCATAATTGTTTGTATAGCGTCTATGTGATCATTTACATTATGTACCCACCAAAGTAACAAAAAGTCATTATCGTCACCTTCGTTGTATCTACCTCCGTAAAAATCATCTATATCTGCAACCACATCATCGTAATCACTTACTACGGATAAGAATCTAGTATCTATATCCTTTTCCGTAATAATTGGGATACCTTGATTTTTGATGATAAAATCATCAGTTTCGTTTTCTACACCTTTGAATAACAACTCTCCGTTCATACAAACGCATATTGTTTTCACGTGTTTACCGGGTTTAAGAATATCATTACTACTTTTGAGCATCACACAATTTTTGAATACCCTAAATCTAGAATCTGTCATATTTACACGATCACGATACATAAATAAATCACCGAAAGTCCTATACATCTTCCTGTTAAAAATAGTACACGCATATTTTTTAATAAGAAAATATGTGCATCGCAGCAAATACCGAAAATGGTAAGAAATGTATTCACAAATGTGTGAGAGGTTCGGATATGTGCAATTTTCACACTGACAAATACAAGAAGAGTGTATCTTATATAAAATTTTGGAGTAACACGATAATCAGGCAGCGGTTGCGAAACACTGAATATATGAAAGCTGTAAAATTCATAAATGATGTGGAAAATTTTAGAAATCTTGAAGAGATTCGTAGGAGAAATGACGCGAGACTCTTGGAGATCGGTAAGAGGATTGCTATGAGACGTATAGTGAATACTATGAGGCGGGTGATTTCGGATCCTAACTACAAAATGTGTCGCGATAGACTCATGAGAGAGTTTGAAGATTTAGTTCCCCCACCAGAATCGAAAACGTAAGTCTTGTGAACAGGGGTCTTTAATAATGCTAAAGTAAAATACAAACCAACAGAAATGGAGTTTGGAACTCTTTTCAAGTATAAAAGCTTTGAGATTATGTTCTGTGCCGTTTCGTATTACAATGTTACTCTTATGAAGGACTGGATGGGATTCGAAACGGAAACAGAAATTTATCGAGTTGACGTATGTATGGAAAAGGGTTTGGTTGATTTCATCGATTCAAATGAAACTGTGTTTATGTCTGGTAAATTTTAAGTCTCAATGCACTCGTTCCATCCGTTCTTTTAACAAACGCAAACACTCAAGTCGCACAACTTCCTTTTCAGTGCGCGAGATTCTTTCATTCAATAATCTCAAGAGTTCAAGACGCACAAGTTCTTTTTCATCCATTAAAAGTAATACGCGTACTAATTTTAATGGATGTGTTCATAAATTCAATGAATACGAAAGGTTCATTTTTGAAATCTGTACGCGAGAATAAAAAGAAAACTCTTACTAATGAGTCATACATGCGTTAGCACCGGAAAACTCGATCCAATCATCGAGTGTAAAAAATATGAAATCGTCGGGTAAGACCCAATCTTTAAATTTAAGTTGTATCTCACGTTGGTAAAAATCGTACTCCTTTTTCCATTTTTTATGTGTAAACTGTTCATCCATAAGTTTTAAGAATTCATCCCTCGTAAATTCCGTTTTTGTTATACCTGTTCCTATTCCGTCGTATTTGATTAACATTTTTTTCTAATTAAGAATATGTGTACATGTTTAATAATATGATTTACTACACCGGGATAGGTGCTAAGCCGAGCGGAATACATACACCCGACGAGTTTGTTCGCATTATGATGAGCACCATCGATTCCGTAAATCATCCCGCCGAGTGGAAAGGAT